GTTTGACTCAAGTTGGCGAGAGATTAATGAATGTCTCCAACGGCTTGTTGAAAGGGAACTTATACCTGAGCCTAAATACACTAAGAAAGTACAGGGTGAATACACTCAGATAACCCTATGGAACGGGAGTGAGATAAAGGCTGTACAAGCAAAGAACTGGCAGAGAGCCCTTGGAGCTAACCATGGCTGGTTCTGGGTGGATGATGCTATGGAGGTTGAGCGTGAGTTTTTTGTAGGTACTACAACCTCAGCGGGGCTTCTCTCTCGCTTACGCTTACCCCATATCCATTTCAATAGCGATAGCTACTCTGAGCTAACTCGTCAACACGGCTCTTTACACGGTATGGTTTCCTCTAACCCTCCCCCATACGGTAGTTGGCTTCATGAACTGTTCGGTGATAAACCCGGTATCCACTCTCTTGGTGACGACGAAGTAACCTGGATGGAAGTATCTACAGAAGATAACCCCTTCGTCGGTGCTGATTATGGTAAAGGTCTTGTCGCCATTCAGAAAAGGATGGGTGGGACACAACAAACAATAGATCGTGTGATCTATGGTAAAAGCATACCTGCGTATACTGGTATACCTGTCTTCCCTCAATTCGATGCTAGAATCCACGTATACCCTTTGAAATTCAGAGCAGACTTGCCCTTGATAAGATCGTGGGACTTTGGCTTTCACCACCCTGCTGTCGTTTTCTCAAACCTCTTCAAGTGCAAATACAACGTCAACCATTTCTTCACCCTCAGTGAAATAGGCGATGCTCGTAGTGTAACGGTATACACTTTATATGATAAATATGTACTCCCTCACACCAAAGCTCTCTACCCTAACGCCTCTCTCATTAAAGACTGTGGAGACCGCGCAGGGCATAGAGCCTCAAGTAGTAATAAAGACAGTAGAAGTGATATGAAGATACTCATGGCTGAATACAAACTTCCCTTCAAATGGTGTCAGCCTCATTTAACCCCATCCCTCCAATTCATGAGGGGTTTATTGAGACCTAAGCAACCTTGTAAGTGCGGACTCCCTTTGATAATGATAAGTGATAAATGTAAGATGCTTATAGCTGCTCTTGAGGGCGGCTATCACTTCCCTAAACCCCGTAACGGTGTAGTTGCAGTTAAACCTACAGAGGATTTGAGATTCGCTGATATTGCTTGTGCTTGGCGGTATGGAGCTGAGAACTATGTAAAGTGGGGTATCTCCTACGAAGAAAGCAAAGGGGTACAACGTCAACCTCTCCAACGTATTGATACAAATGTCATCTCATGGTTAAGTCGAGGTGAGTTACCTGCATAGCTCCCCGTTTTCTCAAACTATCACTTGACATCTTTCCCAGCTCTCTGTACACTGCTAATGTGATCTATAACCCCCTTTATATAGCGTGAAACCATGCCCGTTGAACAGGAAAGCCAATTAAAGCAATCTCTTCGGCAGGCTTACTGCGAGCAAACTGTTGCTATTCGTCAACGTCGTAAATATGTTGAAGAGAGGATGTTAAGAGCGCGTAGAACATGGATGGGGTATAGTATACCTCACTACACACCTACAGATACTTCAGTAGGAGGTTACAACATACCCGCTGCTCGTAGAGTGGATGAGCGAGCTATTGTACGATGTGTCAAACTTCTCACTCCTGCTGTGAAATGGTTTGAAGTAGCTCCTATGAGTGGGTCGAATGTTACTCAAGAAAAGCTGTCTAACATAGACTCTTTCATGTGGTATGTGATGAGGAAGAAGATAAAGAGTAGGAGTAACATATCTCAACTCTGCCGCTGCATGCTTCTCTACGGCTTTGCTATCCTCAAGACATCTGTGATGGTACAGAAGGGTGAAGTATGGCCTACACAACGTGTAGTTGATCCCTTTTCCTTCTACATCTACCCAGAGACAGCACCTACTATAGAAGAAGCAGATGATGTGTTTGAAGATTTCCTTTTCTCCTTTGAACGTTACCAAACATTTGTAGATAAGGGTATAGTAGACCCTTTACGCAGAGATGATATAATTTCTCCAGACTGGCCTTACCACCTTACCGAACGTCTTGCCTACCAAGGATTAACAGACCCTAATGCTAACGTTGATAATAGAGTAGAAGAGATAGGCAATCAGTTAAAGAGAACCACTAACGCTTTTGTCTCTCTTACTGAGAAGTGGATACGCCGTGAGGGTGAGTTATACCAAGTATACATTGCATGGAATCTTGTAGGTGGGCCTCGTATCGTTGGCTTCTTCAGGTCTCAATATGATGACCCTCTCTATAGAATGGCTGTACATCGCCCCTTACCCGGTGAAACCTACACAAACAGTCAAGCAGATGATATTGACGAGTTAAACAACGCTCAACAAGATATGTTCAACATGTTCCACGATGCAGTCAACTTTGAACAAGGGTTTGTGGTCTTTGGTGGCTCTGATGGTATGCGGAGAGATAGCTTCGTTATGAAGGGCAAAGCAAAATGGGACTTCGGTTCAGAGAATCCAAAGGAAAGCATGAGCTTTATCCAACCTCCTGTAACCTCGACAAACCTCCTTCGAGCGTGGCAGATTGATAATGGCTACATGCAATCTATGGGTGGTGCGGGGACTATAGCTGAAGGGCAACCTGGACGGAATATGCCTCGCTCTGGAGAAGCTGTATCCTCTTTAATCAACCTTGGTATGGCCGATATCCAAGATATCGCTGAGGTGATTGAGCAAGAGATACTTACTCCTAGCCTCAGTGACATCTATAAAGTTGCTAACATGATCCCGGATGTTCAGTTGATGAGGATACCAGGAGGGCAAGCTCTCTATGGTAGTCAAGATGAGATTAAGAGTAATGTTATCAGGAAGAGGGATATAATAGGTGACTACGAGTTTGAATGGGTAGGCTCCCTTCAATTCCAAGATGAAGCAGCTAGAGCCCAGCGGTTAATGATCTTCCTCAACATGGCAATTAACCCGAGTATGCAAGAGCTTCTTGCCAAGCAAGGCTACACCATCAACTTACCCGATTTAATACAGATGATCTGGAGAAGTGGTATAGGTGAACGCGGCCTAAGTAAAGTTGTTGTAACTATGCAAGAGATGCAAGCCGTAATGCAACGTCAAGCTGCTGAGAGTGGTGTGCCTGTCGGTCCACAACAAGGCCCTACTAACCTTCCCCCAGAGATACAGGGGATGATAGATAACCTCAAAGGCCAAGCTCCACCTAACAGCAATGGTGTAAATGGTAGCACAACCCAACAAAACGGAAGGGGTATCCCCGGTCTCAACCTTAACCTACCTCAGGTCACTCAAGGCTTTGTAAACAGGAGGTAACATAGTGTTAAAACGTGAGTTTATGCCGACAGAAGAACAGCTCAAGAAAGAGACGGAATATGCCGAAAAAGAACTATTCTACCCAACATTAGAAGAACTCAAAGTCTTTCAAGCTGAATGGAAAGCAAGAGAAAATAGGAGGCAACATGTCTGTTCTAAGTAATCTCAAAGTAGTTGATAAAAGCGGTAACACCGTCCTCACCATTGATGAAAATGGTTTCAAAGACGGTGCAACTATCCCAAGGGTATACTCACCCTTTGAGTTTCTCTTTGATCGCATCTTCGCTACCCCTCTTGCTGCGTATATGTGGAGATGTTTTGAGGGAGTGTGGCAAGTCGCTGCAGTTGGTGCAGATTGCTCAGTAACCGGGGGTGCATCAACAACTCTTGATGTGCTTGTCTGTGCTGCTGCTGTGGCTCCCGGTAGTGGTACATCCCAACTTACCGCTGCGATTGACATTGAAGAAACCGCTCCATTTCAACGTAACGGTACACTGATCGCCTCTCCTACCCTTATCTTCCCCGGTATGCTTGTTGCTAGAGTATACGCTGGTACTGTAGCCTCTGTTGAGGGTATTCTTACCGTTCAAATTAGGAGGGTTAGCTAATGGCTGAGGAAGAGGTTGACATCAACAAAGTCAATGAGTACATCCAAGGAGTTGTACAAGAATCCTTTAAAGAAGCGATGGCTTCATATCAAGCGCAAGCGCAGCCTGTTACCCAACAAGGCCAGCTTACTCAACAACAAGAAGCGAACCTTCAGTTGAAGCAAATGCTTGACCCTTTCATTACCCCAGAGGTGAATGCGGCTAAGCTAGCAGCAGCTAATGCTTCTGATAAGGTTGATTTCTACAGTGATGACAGTAACAAACCCTACCAAGCTGAAGTAGAGAAGATGTTTAACGAGTTGTTAGCGAATGGTAAAGCTATCCCTCGTAGGGACATCAAGAACTATCTTATTGGTAAGGCATATAGTGATGATCCCAAGAAGTTCACTGAAGCTGAGGCAGAGAGACACAAAACGCAAATGGACAGAGTAAACACCTCTGTTGATATGGGCTTGAATGCTATGGATAGGGCGAAAGTTGATCCTGTATGGAGTAATGTAAAAAACATGTCCCTTGATGATCTTGAGAAGAATCTTGAGGGGGTGACGTTCTAATGGAGCAATGGTATATCAGAGAGAATAACACCCTCACTGTAATCCCTAGAAACACCTTTACGGTAAGCGTAACTAACCCCGACTTTGCCTGTATGAAAACTGAATCAGGTGAACAAGTCGGACTACGTTTCACCAGTGAAGATTTCAACTTTCAAGTAAGGGTTGTGTTTGGGATTGAAGAGTTTGATGCGATATTAGCTAAAATAAAAGAGCTATAGGAGAGGGAAATGTCTGCTCACGCTGAGTACAAACAATTCAAAGAGTTTCATGAAACTCAACAAAAGCAGATGTTTCAGTTAGAGTCAAGAAGTAATGACTATGACCCTCTTATCCAAAATGTATCTATCTATCAGTTTGGTAAGTTTGTGTGCTTTCTCGAAACACATACCTTACCTGAGTTACAGAGAGCTATTGAACTGTACCTAGAGTACAGCAATAGGTAAAGTTAAAGACATGTCTACTAACAATGACTACACAATGGAGAGCACATATGTGCTCTTTACTACTAAGGAGTAACAAACATGGTGGATTTCTATACTACCTACGCAGCAATGGCGAATGATGCCCCTAATGTATACATCTCAATGAAAATGATTGAGCTGTTGAAAAAAATCCTTGTCCTGGAGAAAGCTGCAGATCAATTCTCTCTTGAGAATGGCTTTGGTAAAACACTTCGTGTACCTCGTGTAGCTCGTGTATCCTTACCTACTGCACCACTTGTTGAAGGTGTTACCCCTTCCACTGATACCCTTGTTCTTGAGACGGTAAACGTAACTGTTGAGCAATGGGGCCTTGTGGTTGCTCTCACCGACGTACTTGAGCTTACTGTTAAACACCCCATGCTATCTCTCGCTATTGAGCGTGTTGCTCTTGCAATGAAAGAAACAAGTGAGAGGGAGGACGCAGAGGTGTTGATGGCGGCTACCAATGTAACCTTTGCAGGCACAGCTACCACCCGAGCAACCCTTGTCGCAACAGATGTATTTAACACAGCTCTCGCTATTGCAATTAATGCTAAGCTGGAGATGAGAGGTGCGCATAAATACATGGATAACGGTGGGTATTACATGGGGTTCTTTCAACCACCTCACAAGGCTTCTATCCTTGGCAGTGACGCTACCTTTCAAACAGCAAGTAACTTTGCTAAGCAAGAACGCCTCATGCAAGGGTACGTCGGTGAGTGGATGGGTATTGAGTGGGTGATGGGTAACTTTCTCCCTGTGTACGTTGGTGTAGCAGCAGCTACCACCGCAGCCGCAACAGCCACTAAAGCTCAATATACAGTAGGTACTTCTGGTACTCTTGCTACCGCTAACTATCAGATCAAGATAGTTGGAAGAGAAGTCACCACAGACTATGAACGTAGGCTATCTGTGCAAACAGGTAACATCGCTGTTACAACCCCAGGAAGCATTGCTGTACTTACCCCAACAAGTACAAATTATGTATATGATATATACATGACCGCTGCCGGTGGAACTATTGCGTATCTCGTAGCAAGTAGGATTGCAGCAAATACTGTATTCACTATCACCACTGCACCAGCTACAACTGAAGCTGTTGCTCCTGATAGCCCTGCACTTGGTATTAACATTTACCCAGGCTTTGTGTGTGGGAAAGGAGCATATGGTACGTGTATGTTGAATGGGATGAGCCTTCAAACATTCACCACACCAAAGGGTGCAAGTGACTCTGACCCTATCGCTCAACGCCGTAAGGTTGGGGCTAAGTACATGAGAAAGACATTTATCCTTGATAACAACTACATTGAGCGGTTTGAGACAAGTTCTGCATTAGCCGCTGCTATACCAGCATAGGTGAGATATGCCTAAGCGTAAGATAACCCTCGATGAAGCCTTTGCTGTGTTTGAGCGACATGGCTTACAAGTTGAAGTGAGAGCTGTTAAGGATGACACTCCTACAGAACAGCTCTCAGCTTTCCTTGAAGTTGAAGAAGGAGAACAACCTACCACAGAAGAGTTATCTAATAAGTGGATAAAGGTAACTCTCTTTGCTGCTCATACAGTTGGAAGTGGGGGGAGTATTACAGTAATGCCAGATGGTTCTAGGCAGGTTATTAATAACGGTATCCAAACCTATGGCCCTGGTATTGTTACTATCCCTGCAAACATTGCTACCCATCTTCTCCACCAAGATATGCTTGCAAGGAGAGCAGATGATAGGATGTTGGAGAGTAGAGTACGTCAGTATGTTGTTGTACCAAGGAGAACGGTTAATGGTACAATAAATTGTGCAAGGCATCTCTCCAATGATGCTTCGTTTGACATGTCTGGGTTCTTAGGGAAGTTAGGGGATAATGAGATATACCTTACATAAAGGGTAAACAATGCCCGTTCGTATTGATGTAACAAAGCAAACAGCAAGCGGTGAGTCATATGTAGTAAGCGCCTGTCAATGGAATCCTGTTACTGGAGAAACAGAACACACCTTTGATGAGGTTATTGAGTTAGCGGATAGTGCATTGCGATTAGCTGACTCTCGCCTCATGGAAATGCACGCTAGGTTACTTGAAGCATACCAACTTGAAAAGTATTGTACGGGGAATGAGTGGAGTAAGGTTGTATCCATCCTTGACATCCTCGCTGGTAGACAGTCTATTGACCAAGTAGCAAGACGGTGGCATGATGCTGAGGAAGAGAATAAAGAGCTGGCAGTAAATAGGCTTACTGCTCAACAAAATGGATTGTACAATGATTAGAATATACAATGATAACCTTGGAAGAGCCCTCCACAGCGTTCTCTATCAACGTATCCATGACTTTTGCATTCAATACACCCCTGAATTTCCAGCAGAAGCCGTGGTAAATAACTGGCTCTCACGTCTCTATCAAAGTGACTTAACCTTACACATACTAGTTGAACTTGATGATACCTTCAAAATAACTGAACACGCTATTATTGAAGTCTCAACAATACTAAACAACAAAGTCGTGTATTGTCATCAAGTTAAGAACGATAAGCCAAGTATATCTCATATGGGTGAAATAGCTGAATACCTTGACAAACTCCAAGAACATGAAGGTGCTACATGCACTGTAGTTACCCTTACAGCGTTAAGACAAACTAAAGGTTTTGAGAAGAAATACAACTACCAAGCTATCCGTACCGTGATGATTAAAACTGCAGAGAGTGTAGGTGTAGAACATGGGTGATATACTTACAGCCATCTTCGGGTCATCAACCCAAACAAACCAACAAACGACACCAGACCCTATCGCTCAAGCGTTGAATACTGAGAGACTTGCACAACTTCAAGATTTGTTTAGCAGTGCAAGCCTTCGCTCTTTTGGAGATGAGCAAGCTCAGTTCTACAGCCCTACAGCAGAGACAACGGCCTTACTTGATGCTGCTCAAAGGGATGTTATTGACGCTCCATTAGATTATAGTAATCTCATGAGCCTTGATGACTACCGTAGCTCATTTGACCCTGTTACAGCTAATTATGAGAGAAGTCTTACTGGTGTAGATAGGTTAGCTGGTGAGGGCGCACAGAAAGGGTATAATGATTACACCACTCTTCAAAGGAACTTACGAGGGCTTACACAAGGCGCGCTTGAGCGTAGTCATGCTGATTATGGGACAGGTACAGCAAGTGCAAGAGAGGGGTACAATAGAACCTCTGAGGGTATCACTGCCGATTACAACGCTGCAATAGCAAGAGGAGATTTTGATTATGCAAGGGCGATTGCACAGAGCGAGTTGAATAGGAGCAGAACACTTGAAGGGTTGACAGCAGATAGAGATACCTCTCTTGCTACACAGGAGGCTAATAGAGCAAGAGCGCTGGAGTTAGGAATAGGGCAAACGGGGAATTACATAGATCAAATAGCTACACCCAGGCTTAACCAAGCTCTCGCCCTCCAAGGTCTTGAAAGCGGTGGAGCTGTCCCTTCCTCTATTGCAAGAGCAACGGCAGAATATGCCTTACCTTTTCTCCAAAGCATTGAAAACGCTTACGGCTCAAACGTAGCTAACACTCTCGCTCAATATATGCAAGGAAGAGCTGGCGTAGGTACAAATACACAAAACGTAGAAGCTTCTCTTGGGCAAAGTGCTGCTGAGGGGAATAGAGCACTAAGCACAGCAGCTATGGGGCAGAGAGCTACAGCAGGTAACACATACCAAAACAACATAACCCAACTTGCACAAGCATTAATGGCAAACGGTATAACTCTTGAGCAAGCAGGGATAAGTGCTGAGTCTGCTCTTGGGCAGCAGTTGATGAATACCCAGAATGCTTTACGCCTTCAGCAGCAAGAGAGCAGAACAAGTCTTGCGAACACCTACGGTGGACAAGCAGCAAACTTTGCTGCATCTTTACCAGATGCTTCAAGTAGGTTGAGTTTGCTTCCTGGACAGATGCAAACGCAAAGGGCAGCAAATCTAACAGCCCTACAACCCCTCACAGACTTCTCTAGACAACTACAAGAAGCCAATCTCTTACGTCGTCAAGGGCTTTTTACAACAGCATATACAGGCATTCCATTCACCCCAGGTAGCACAACAGCAGGGGGCTCTGCAACTGGTAACATCTTTGACCAACTGAGCAGTACATTTGAAAGTGGCGTTAATAACGCTGCTCCACCTCATTACTGATAGGGTATACAATGGCTTTCCTTGACTTTATGAATCAGGGTATGAGCGGAACACAACCTGTCAATCAAAACACAATGGTTGCTGGAAATGCTGGTGCTTCAGTTGGGCCTACTTGGGGGGATGTAAGTAAAGCTGCTATGCAGTACGGTAGTAAACCCGGTAGCTCTGCTCCTGCATTTACAGGGTTAATGCCCTCAACCGCAGCTCAACCTCAACAAATGGAACCGCTTGCTCCAACAGCACCAAAGGCTAATAAAACCTCAATGGGGCAAGATACAGGTGGGGATAATAACGTTCTTGATATGATTATCAAATTCTTTAGCAGCATGGTCTTAGGGGGAGCGTAACGATGGAGACTCCATTTACTCCCTTACTTGACCCGGGGAAAGAGGTGTATGATAACCCTTCTTTCATGAACGCCCCTAGCGATATAGCTGTATCTAGAGGTATGATGCCTCAAGAAAAGAGTAAATCAAACAAATACAACCCTGTTGTAGCTCCTGTAGCTACCTCTATTGAAGCTGACTTGAAAGCAGAGGGAAGCGGGACATCTACTCTTTCAACTATCCTCGCTTGGGTAGGTGCAGCTAAAGGGGATTTCAGAGGGTTAGCACAGATAGAAGAGTCAAAGAAACGTACAGCTCTTGCTAAATCTATCGTACCTGAGATGGATAGGGTTAATAAACTGACCAATGAGGGTAAGTGGGAAGAAGCTGCAGAGTATGTCAATAAACTTGTTGGTAGCTATGGAAGCAGAGCTGATTATCTTGTCCCTTACTTCACTGCTATGCAGGCTGATATAAAGAGGAAACATGAAGGGTGGAGTAATCTTGTTGGGTTGCATAAGATGATGGGAGAGAGTGGAGCTTCTGACCCAGCAAGCCCTCAACACTCAGCATATAAAGCACTTACAGCAGCTATCAAAGATAAAAACTTCGTCAGTGAAACAAACCTCCAGGGTTTTATGACAAGAGCCAAGCCGGAGACGCAGGTAATTGATAGAAGGAAGTACACAACAGATGTGTTGACAGGTAAGACACAGACAGAGAACTTCCCAACGATATTTAACGGGAGTGATTTTGATAACTTCGCTGGTATTGCTGTAGCGGCATCTAACAGCTTGAACACTAAGCAATTAGCAGATTTACATAATGGCTTATCGGTTAAAACAGACAGCGGTGAGACAATCGACCCTAACAGTGAGAGAGCGCAGAAGATTAAAGCCCAGTTCAACCTTGCTCAACCTATCAACGCTCAGTTAGAGATGGCTAAACTTGTTGGGTTGCCTCCAGAGGCTTCTATACAGTTGTTAAAGGATAATGGACTACTCAACGTAGCTACACGCAATCTACCTGCAGGAGCGATTGAGAAAGGTCTTACTGGCGTAAGAGAGCAAGAAACTGCAAAGAAAGTAGCTGAGATTAAAGGTGTTGAAGCAGAGAAAACAATCCCCTTTGGTGAAGCTGTTGTTTTACATGGAGATGAAAGTAACCCGGATACCTTTCTCACAGTGAAAACAGACGCAACAACAGAGAATGAGGTGAGTGCGAGTAAAGGTAAGCTCATTAAAGTCTCTCCATCTATGGCACCAGTCCTTCAACAAAACCAAGTGGCTATTAACAGCCTTGATACCACTAGAGAGATGTTGAATAAAGGAACAAAGCTCCAGACAACAGGTGAGAAGTGGACAGCAGGGGCATTACAGAAGCTCTCTTCTTACCTCGGCTACCCCATTGGAACAAACACAGAAGCAAGGCAAGCGATAAAAGCAATCCTCAACACAGCTATTGAGCAAATGGAGAATACAGCTCTTGTATCCCCAGGGATAATTAGAGGGGGAGATAGAAGTGATATAGCTGATTTGAAAGCGTATGCTTCAGGGGATTTTAAGAGTGAGAAAGAAGTGCTTGCTGCTGTTGAGAAGGCAAGAGGTAGGTTATCCAACATGACAAAGATGTTGATAGGTAAGACACCTCCTGTTACGCAGTCTCAAGAGGGGAAGAGAGAGAAAACACCAGCAGAGATACTTGCACCAGCTATTGAGAAGGGGCAGAAGGGTAAACGGCCTACACAGAGTCAGATCACCAGAGACCCGTATGGCCCAGGTGGGATACAGATACCAGCGGATATTGAGGAGGGGATTAAGAGGGCTGTATTGGCAACGGGGAAAGCTGCTCAGGAGAGCGGTAAGCCTAACGGTGGAGCTGTGAGGGTTGAGGTACCTACCTCTGGGAAAGGCCAGCCTACATTGACAGAGAGCCCTCAGCAAGGGTATAGTGAAGAGGACGAGATTGCAAAATCCTCAGCTCAAAAGAAATTACAAAGAATGCAGCAAAGGGTAAGGTAAACTATGCCTACTGATAGAGAGCTTGAGCAATCTGCCTTACTCCATCAATTCACCCCTCCTAACACATCTGGCACTCCTATGCCTGGCGTACAAGATGTTGTTGCATACATCAACAGATTGAGAGATGTTGTCCCAAGTGTAGACAGTGACACCCCTCTTACACCTACACCAACAACACCGCCACTTAAAGGTAAAGGTATACCTCAACCTGAGCCAGAGGATACAGGGGAGTTGTACCATACCATAAAAGATAAATCTGGCCAGAAGGTAACAATCATCTCAACCACTGGTGACTTGAGAAGTGATGCTGATTTTGGTGTCGCTTTGAAGAACCACAACACAGGTAAGCAAACAGAGGGGTTTCTTGTACTCCCTAAAGGGAGTTATAGTGAGGGTATTAGAAGGGGGTTGTATAAAGGAACAAGAGAAATACTCCCTAATGTTGGAGAAACTGTTGGTGGAGCTATCCCTTCAAAGATGCTTGAGCTTGCTGTGAAGGCTGGGTTAGTAAGCCCACAAACACAAGCATCTGCTGTGCAATCTGGTGAGACTGGCGGGAGAGCTACAGCGAATTTCATCGGAGAACAAGTAGATACCCCAGGTGAGCTTGGTATGATTGCAGGTACTGCGGCTGTTGCTCCCTTTGCTGCTCCTGTGGTAAGTGGAACAGGTAGGCTACTTAAAGCGAATGCGCTCTTAAAGAACCCTGCATTCTTTGGTGCTGGTGGTGCTCTAGGCTCTACTAGCGCTAAGATAATGACAAGTGAAGATCAAACATTCAGCAAAGCTGCTGAGGAGTTTGCTGTCTCTGCTATCTCTGGTGGATTGCAAGGGTTAGTAAGCTTTGGTCTTACAAAGATGCTTAAGCCAGATACCGCAACAAAGGTTGCTACAGAAATGATGGATGCTATTAAAAAGAAGTATCCTACACTTGTAAATGACCCTAACGCTTTTAATATCGCCAACTCCACACCAAAGGATATATCCAACCTCACTTCAATGATGAGTAAAGCTCTTAGAGGTGATGCAGCAGAGGAAGCTGAGGGACTTCTTACCTCACTAAAAACAGCTCTTCCTGCAACACCAACAACAGCACAGCAAGCTACCCTACGGGCACATAACCGTAGGATTATCGAAGCACAAACAAATGCTCTTGATAACATAGGTGACAGCACAGCATTCAATGAAGCCCTCAAAAAAGTAAGTGAAAGAAAGCAAGAGTTGATGGATACCATACGCACTATGTACCCAGGTAAGAAAAACTTTGTTGCTACTGAAGCTGCTCTGTCTAAACATAGTGATTATGTAAAGACGTTTGAGGATGGTGCAAACCTTCTCCACCATCTTAAGCAAAGTGGAGCAGATGAGAAGTTTGATCCTATGGCCTTTGCACAGCGTATCAGAGGGGGGTATACTAAAGAGCCAGACTCATTGTTACGGCGGATAGGTGATATACTCGGACAAGGAAGGTCATTGAAAGACCTTCCCTTACCAGGTGAAGCTGCTCCTGGAGAAGAGATGGGGAAGAAAACTTTTAATCTTATCCGTCAACTTCTCCCTAAAGGCACACAATGGACAGATGCTATGAAGTATCAAGGCCCATCTACACCTTGGCCTACACCTAAAGGGCCTGATACCTCTAAAGTCATCGGGGCTCAACAAGCAGGACAAGCAGCTATAAAGAGCTGGTTTGATAGCCAAGCTGATAAAGATAAAGATAGAAAGTGGAAGGTACGTATACAATGACAAGCGTTCTCAGCATCATAGCATGTAGCGCTCTCCTTTACCTCTTAGGTGTACCTATCGGTAAATACCTATCCCTCTTATTTGCAATACTCACATTGCTCTTTGGCGTCTGTTATGGTATAGGTTACTTTACTGAACTCTCTACCTACGAAACATACTCCTTCTAAGGCACCTCAATGACCCTTGTAAGAGAACCCAGTAGCACTATCATAGCTCAATTCTCTGTAGCTAACAGGGGTACATGGAAAAATGTACCAGCTAATACTGTCCCTATTGATGCTGTGTATGATTCTCTTAATGTCTTTATAAGAGAGGGGAAGTTGAGGAATAGACCGGGGCTTACTTTATACGATGACACCTCCTTTGCTGAACCTATCCTTGGTGGGGTTATGGTGGTTACGGTGAGTGAGCACATCATCCTTGCTATCACTAAGGATAGGGTATACCAACTCAGTGATGCTATAAGGACGTGGATACCTATTCTCCTCACAGGAAGCCCAGGTGTGTCATTTGCCCCTACAGATAATGCTGTTATTGATATGGCCTTCATGGAGACATCTGGAGAGTATGTAGCTCTTATTGCACAGCAAGATAACATATTGAAACAGTGGATAAATGCACCCAGGGCTGTTACTGTTGTAACAGGTACAAACATCCCTAAAGCAAAGAGTGTGTGTATTGCAGCTAATAGAGTTATTGCTCTTGTCTACCCCCACACAGTTGTTTGGAGTACGACACTTAATCCGTATAGCTATGATGCTACAGCATATGTGAAGAAGGCTCATACGGGAGATGAGGGGATATGTGTAAGGTCTCTTACCTCTCTCTCTTTTGTTTTGTATAAGGAGAGAAGCATACACACCGCAAGAGCGCAAGCTGGGTTAGATGAGAGCACAGCGTTTGCTTTCTCTGAACCTCTCTACGTTGAAGGCCCTGCTGGGATATATGCAGTAGTGAATGTTGGCGGTTCTCATGTCTACATGACAAAGAATGGTAGGATTGCTATATTTGACGGCTCATCTTATCCAAGATGGATAGCAGATGGTCTCTGGCTATTCCTTCAAGATGATATTAACCAATCCCTCACTCACAAAATCCGTGGGGTATATGACTACCGCTTACACACTATCACCTTCTTTTACCCCAAGATAGGTGAGAGTGGTATCCTTAGAGGTATGGTTATCGTCAACCTACCCTTTGAAGGGCAGGATATAAACGAGCAGAGTACAACAAAAGCATTCCTTGGGGTGTGTGAGAAGAGTATCTCTCATGCTTGCGAGAAGAGATGGAATGATACCATTGATAGATCATTCATCTTCTCTTCACCGCTCGCCACAAATGATAAAAGCAAAGCGTACATTGCCGATGAGAATGTTGATATGGATGGGGATATACCATTTACCTGTTCCTTTCAAACAGGCTTACAGCCTATGCCAGATGCACTGCATAGTCATGTAACTATTGAAACATTCGTGGAGAGAGGACAGAGGTATGGAGCTATGCTTGTAGAGCCTGTAGTGAGTGATATATTGGAGAATGCAGGGGGGACTGTGCTTGAGACAAGCGGGCAGTTTATTGATCTTGAGCAAAATCCTGTAAATGAATACAAAGGATTTGGAAGAAAGGTACGATTCTTCGGCCTTAAATACAGTTGGAGTAGCGTAGATAAGGTTAGGTACAGTGGGACTGTGATCTACGGTTCTGCAGTTGGAAGGAAGTAGATATGGCAACACTCATCGGTCCACCTATGCAGCCACCAGAGCCACCATTGCTTACTGGGGATAATGATAGGGACATACAAAGGATTATGGGGTATATTCAAGACCTTGTATCATATCTCTTTGAATACCGCCCAACAGTTGAGGCACCGTAGATATGCCGAATAGATACACAAGAGATGAGTTAATTCTTATAGCTCTCAACATGGCTCAACTCCCCAACCTTGAAGTACATGAAGCCCCTGATGGAGTTGTGCAGCAAGATGCGTATAGCATTCAATGGTTACAAGATATACTTGACTTCTGGTATCATATCATGCCTTTCTCCGCTACAGTAGATGATGTGGGGATAACCTGCACAGCTAATAGTGATGTTATTGTGTTACCTGGTGATTTTATCCTTGATGTTAGAAATGGGTTGGAGGTACAAACTGTTCCAGGGGATAATACATCGTATAGGAAGATACAACGGTTATCATTACAGAAGTTCCGTAACAGACGATTACAGCATCAAAACACACAAAGTGTGAAATACCCTATAGCGTATTGTGTTGTGGGGGATGACGGGAGCACTGTTACTCAATACCAAATAATGAGGGTTACACCCACTCCAACAATCGCTACAGCATGTGTGTTGTGGTATTACAAGTTACCGGCAAAGCTTGAGGCTAATCAAAGACCTAAGTTCCCAGATGATTATGCTTGTGTCGAGTATATCAGGTTGAGAGCGCTTGAGTGGGCTGGGTTGATGACTCCAGGTACAGCTAAGAAATTCACCACAGATATTGTCTCATCCTACAAAGCAAGTGGGTTAATGAATGAGCCAGAGGACGATGAGATACCGATGGATGAGCAAGCGTTTCATCCAAACAGAAGGCAAGTAGCTTCATATAATTGGATGGGGGCTGTGTAACCATGCCCACTACAGCAGTGTTAGATGGCAATGTATTTGGCTTTGCCTTTGATGTGGTTGATATTATCCCATCTCTGCTAAAAGTTGTTGTGGAGAGAGAGAGTAGAAAGATTGCTGCAGGGCAAGCAGTTGAGGTAGCTATCCATCTAATCGACATCTCAACAACTCCAGGTAGACGGTATCCATTTACCCCACTTCAACCCCCTAACATAGAGATATTTGATCCGTTGGATGTTGTTATATTGACAATAACCGATATGAGACAAGTGGGTGATGGTGTCTTTTCATACAGCTACCAAACAATACAAAACTTCATTAGTGGAGATTACTCCGCTATCTTCCGCTGTACTAACGGCGATTACGATATGGTTACTAAGAAACATGTAATCTTTACTATTGAATAGGGGGGGGAAAATGGCTGAGGTACTTACACACGCTTTTGTCTCTGCAAAGTCACAGAGCCCAGATACCACACTTGTCAGCAAGAATGAATGGAATGATGGACATGTCTTTGGTGGTGGAGTTAATGGGCAGCATATTGTATATGATGATACAGTTGACAACAACATTAGATGGACAGATGGGGTTGCTGTATCAAACAACTCACAGACTATTGGAGTTACAGCCTCACCAGCGACAGGATTAGCCTCCGCATCCTTTACAGCTAATACCAGCTCTTTGCTTATCGTGAGCACATTAGTGCAAAGTTATGTGGGTAGTGGAGCTGCAGCGATGGTGTTGACCGTACTCATCAACGCTGCTACTCTAGCCACATACAACATTGCTTCAGGGGATACAAATGTAACCCTCATAGCATCTGGTCTTATTGCTGCAGGGGGATATACAGTCAGTGCAACTATCACCACAGCAGGAGGGGTGAATATCACCAGTGCAACTGTCTCCATTCAGACAATCAGGGTAGGTGCGTAATGGCTATCACACTAGCAAAGACCTTTAGGGCTGTAGGGAATGGTGAGGTTTAATCGTCAACAGCTATTATAAATTTTCTGTGATACCTGATAGGCAATTTACCATCTCCGCAAATATAAGTATGTGCGCTTGTTTTTGCAACCTTACCGTGCCTGTATTTACCCTCTGTAACACGGGATAACTCATCTTGAATTGTTTCGGTTAGAGTAGATAGAGAGCCATCCCAACATATAATTATCTCTATATTAGGCATATACCTTAATCCCCGCTGTCATGGTGAGGGAGCGTCCTTGATAGGTGATAGGGCGTTCAATTATCCCCTTCAAAACTTGATGCATAGCTACAGAGCACTGCCCGTTAAACACTCCTCTTTTAATTGCAATTTTATCCCCGTCATGGGCGTTATGTAAAAGGCGTATGTTATCATTGAAATGAGCCTCAAGTAACCTCAACGTCTCATTGTTATAATCACTCACCGTTGCGCTTATCATGTGAGAGAAGCCTCGTCTCCCAGACTCAGCAGAGCTGTCAAAGAAGATTCTACGAAAGCCATAGAGGGAACGAGCTACTCTTCTCTCCCGTATATCTCTCATTATCTCCAGCTTCCTTTGCCAAGCATCTCCCTTACTCCTTATGTAATTCTTTGCCAACTGCTCAAGTTGCTTGTAGCTTACCCCATACCTTTCAATCCCCTTGATGTTGTGTACAAACTTATATGACTCAGTATACTTCGCCCCATGGTTGAAATTCTTTGCTAACACTCTTATTCTTGCATCCTTTCCTTGCCAGTTATACCTACTACGCCATTCACTATCTTCCTCTGAGCCATGAGGATTCTTTTTGTTAAGTGGATAGTCCATATTAAAAATATTACAACAGGTAATTGTATGAAGGTCAAAGCCCTCACTGTGAGCTTGGATAGCTTCTCTGTCATCAATGACAAGGTCATGTATCTTCCCTTCAATGTTATCATGGTCCCAGGTGATTAGTATCTCATCGCTATCTGGTAAAAGGATATCTCTAACAGACCAACACTGCTCTATCCATTCATGCTCTTCCCTCGAGCACTCTTGGTTAATACACTCTCTCGGCCAATTGGTTATCCATGTTGACCACCTTCCACTGGTCTGTGTAGGTAGGTGATGGAGATAAAGACGAGTAGTACCTACCAGTTTATTTACTGTACCCGTTAATAGCTCGCTATCTTCACTATATGCTACCTTAAGCGCAGCAAGCTCTCTTTGATTATCAGTGAACTTTGGGTTACTTGCTATCTTACGTAGGGTGTCTCTTTGGAGGTTGTTTTTAACTACTGTTCTTTGAGGCACAGTAAACAATCCTCATATGTCGATTGATGTATTGTAAAACCCATACACATCTTTAACGATATGTTATCTTCTGGGTAGTCCATACTTATTAACACCTCAGCTATACAGCTTTCACACAGTTTAACGGATAATGCCTTTCTGTAGGGTATATTATACCGTTCAATATCTGCCGCTAACTCTATAAACCTTTTCATTGGGCTGTTTTTTACTATCGCTTTGTGTGGCATCTACTCCTCCACCCATCTAATACTCCAACTCACCCCATAATCAGCAGATACATCATACATCACTGAGTCTATTCTCTCATACACCTCATTTCTTACAGATTCTACATAAGTATCACTCAAGGCTGGTATATCAACACTTACTTTCCAATATATCGACTTTACCTCTGACACAGTATACACTCCTCTCTCTTAATAACAGCAGTTATCAACATCCCTTCAAACGATACAACAAAGTTGGTGTAGCCATATATCTCTTGGGATAGTAACCCCTCACAAGCAAGACAGAGGTTTATTGAGAAGTGTTTGGGGTTTAGCTTGACTTGTTCAAACTTCTCGTATACACCCCTTATCACAGCTTTAACTCTATCTTTTATACTCACTCGCAATCAATCAACCCTCAGTGCAAAAGCAACCTTTTGACTATCATTATAATAACACAGTTCGTACCGATAACATCTATCCCCTTCATTAACAGAGATGATTCCTTTTATCAATATACCATCAGGTACCTTTTGATCGACAACTGTTTTCTGTGTTTCATAGTCAAAGTAGACAACGGTTATTTCATCCATATATCTCCTCTCTTAACTTCTTACTCCCGCCAAGGTTAAAGGATGGATCACCAGTAATCTCAATAGCTCTTTTCCTATACCCCTCAAGTCTTTCTTGGAGGATATACTTAACATCTGTTAAACGAGCTGTATCAATCCTCGCTCCACTCTTCTGCGCTTTGTCTATTATCTCAATAAGAGGTAGTCTGTATTTCTTATACACAAACCAACTCTCCTTATCCCTCTTAAACTCAGGGATAAAGTACGAACGCCACATGTACATAGGTTCAAAGGCATCGTAGGCTGAGTAGGCTTGAGGTTCGCCTTCACTGAGGTGTTTATACCTATTCAACCCCCCATAGATACTGTTGATATAATTCAATGAATGCGGCTCACCACTCCACAGCACTGAGTGGGCAAGCATCATATCCTCTACGTTAACACGGCTAATATCAACAACCCTAGAAAGATAACCAATATCAGCAAGAGCATTTTGGAAGAGGATTGTGCTATTGTGTTGAATAGGGATAAATGAACCTCGCTCAGTGTCGGCAAACTCCACGCAGTAAAGGTTGCTGTTATTATCACACATACTCCATCTATATAGCTCTGCTGTATCTGGGTTGTATTCAGTATCAAAGGCGCTGTATACAGGCCATTCAATAGGGGGTATATTACTCCATTGAGGTACAGGTAAAGGCCACTCTCCTTTAATCAACCTCCCTAACTTATAGAAATCCTGCAATGTTGCGTGGACATACTTCTTATTATCCCCATAGTTAAGAGCAGCTATGTGCATGGTGAAAAACACAATAAGCCCCGTACTGCGTAAGATATTCACATCATAGTAGTTATCAGTATTAACAGTACAAATGCTATCCCTATCAGCACATATAACCCCATACCCCCTCCAGCTTTCCATAACCCCCTGTTTCTTCTTATACTCATCTTGATCTTTCGCTAGCCCAGTCATAGCGAACATAGCATGTCTACCCATGGTCACTATTACTTTTGTGCTCTGCGGTATCTTCATATGAGTAGAGCGACAGTGCTTCAAGGCTTTCACTATATCTGACTTGGTTTTATCGTTATCCAACCTCATAGTTGCTGTGATAGTAGGGAGATCATCAGCTTTTATAATCCCCTTCACTCCACCATCTATCATAGCTTGCCCCGGCCTACACCGTATGGAGTTACCAAGAGATACCTCACCTCTCTTCAATCCAGCCAAGGGTAAAAAGCGAGTATTAAACTGCACACCAGTAGCGCCAATGAGAGGTTGAGGTATAACATTCTCGTATTCAACTACACTCCCTCCATATTGCCTTTTGATTAACCTCCTCCCTTCAACCTCATCTCTTCCAGGGTTCTGAGCGAGGAAGTAGACTGTGCTGTTAGGTACAACTGTATCAGGCACAAAGCCATTCTCAGGGTGATCTTTGTATTGGTAGAAAGGGCACCCTTCACAGCTACTCGGTAGAGATATCACTGTGACTATTCTCCTTCAAGTAATCTTCCATCTTTTTCATTAACAACCTTAGCTTTTCTCTATGCTCATCGAACACAATAAAAACACAAGCAAGGGAACTATAGAGAGTATCGACTTCGTCATAGGTTAATTGTAAATCACTGCTATTCGGTAAAGATATCATTATCTACAGTATCCTTTATAAATTTCACTGTACCCGTCCTTTCACTTACACTGATAAAACCCCCTAACACACGCTTCATATCATCGTAAAAATCCTGAGTAATCATTAAACCTCTAATACCAGCAGGGATAGTCTTCTCACCTATAGAGTAATATCTTCTCTGTTTCATCCCTAACCGTATAAGTAATTCACCAAACAAACCCTCCACAATAGCTGCACCACCCCACTTTACCGTCTTCTCAACAAGATTGATAGATACAATAATAGAAGCGTTTACATCAGTGAAATTAACAGTTACTTCTAACGTGTCATTAGGCATTAAGGTTACATTATACATTACACGGTATCCTCTTTTATCTCTCTACAACTCTTCTACAACTGCATCATCTATCTCTTTCTGTGTTAGTTTGAAGTGAGGTGCAGGGTTGAAAACAGGTTGACCACTCCACATTGAATCCTTTGGATAGTACATCATACCTGTAGCCGTACTTGAATCCTCAGTAACAAACTCAAACCCAGCCTCACACTCAAGATCACCTCCATATACCTTCCACTCTTTCTCTAAACGTTCATTGATGTGATAAGCTAACCATTCACCTAAGCTCAAGTGAACATCATGTAAAAGGTATAAATTGCCTGGATAGTACTTAGCAATCGTATACCCTTCCCCACAATACTTACAGCGGATAGCAATTCGATCATTCGCCATTACTTAACCCTTTCTGAAAGTCCGTGTTTATTTTAACGGCAAGTCTATACATATGTACATCTTCACTGCCACTGTGACAAGCGCAGCACATAGGATAGTCACCATACCAATGTGTAGCCCACTTCCCACACCACAAACAAGTATACCCCACAATCTCATTCCATAGAGTCATTGGCATATCTCACACTCCCAGCAAGTTACACACCGCAGCATGATTCTTACTCAGCATAAACACACTCTTTCCCCTTATCTCAGCCCACTCTATCTCTCTTGCTGTACTCTCCCCAACATACCCGCCCACATCAACCACAAAGATAGCATCACTTTCTTCTATCTTACTGAGGTGGATAAGGTCAAGGGTTTGTTTCTGTTTAGGTGTATACCAATCTTTACTCCCCCCCTTTCTGTGAGGGTAACACAACCATACAATACACAGTATGACCGGCGAGGGATAGATACTCATGCCACTCATTTATCTGTTTTTCAAAGGATAGAGAACCGCAGATGGTTATTTTCACTTATAACCCCCATTACCATGTAAAGGGCATTTTTCATCTATCCCCGATATATCACCCAAACATAAAGGCTCAAAACACAAACACACCCCATCTCTCCTCTTTAACATATAGGTAATATCTATTAATAACGCCCTTATGTCAGTGAGGATATTAGTTAGTGCATCTTGCATAAGCCCTATCCTATCTAAATTACTCATATTTACAGTACGCTTCATATGCAATCTGTCCAGGTGTTTTCATTTATGACTCCCACTAAACCCATGTAACCTACAATCCTTATTAATTAGATAACTTCCATCCTGTAAAGGAACACCATCACATATGCATACAACATCACTCTCCCTCTTTAACAATGCCCTGAGTTCTATTAATAAGTCGCTTACTTCAGTTAGAAGCTCATCTAGCATATCTTGCTTGAATACTATCTTATCTAAATCACTCATATCATTGTATCTCACTTGTTTCTTTAAGGTACTTTGTCAAGGCACCCTGCCTAACAAACTCCACAGTAACCTCCCAAGCCTTCTGCGCTCTCTCAGGCAACTGTTGCCATGTCTTTACCCCCTTTCCATAAGCAGTTGTTGTATTACTGTACAAAGAAGCAATCCACACTTCATAGGCTTGTTGTGCTACAGTCTGGCTCATTATTTAGCTCCCCTCTTATCAACTTCACTACAGCAAACCAAGCATTTTGATGGTCTATAGGTAAATCCCCAAATACAGGATACCATACCTCTTCGATGCTATCCTTATACGCAACAGCGTACCACTGCTCGTATGCACATTCAGCAAGCACTAAGACGTGGAATGTTTCCATTACGCATATCACCTTGCAAAATCTATCTCTTGCGTTGTAACCAACACCTCAGCTATCTCCCTGAACGGCGAAGGTGCAAAGGATGCACAGTATCTTATAAAAGCAAGATACATTAAATCTTCTTCAGAATGTGCACGCTCATCATCATAGTGATCTTTCTTAAGTGCTTCAACAAAGTCTTTCACTTTATCTAAATCCATCACAACACTTTCCATTTCACTACTCCTTTGAAAGAAAACCCCTACACCACAGGTTGATTCCCACAACCTTTCCTTGTCGCACTCCACACAGCTTTCTGTGATGTCTCACAAGTAACACCACATACACAGGGGAAAGAAACCCTCACCGTGTGGTACAAGTTACACCGTGTTGGTTGGTTAGTAAACGGCAAGTTGTACTCACATATTGTTCACCGCAATATGGCTTGAGTCCCATCAAGACTCACTCACCACCCACCAACTAACCCCCTTGTGAAGTGTAGAGGTGTTGGTTAGCTACAACTCCTTATACTCTTTTACAAACATCGCTAACGTATCTTCCATTGCCATCAGCAATTTTTCTCTCTCTTTAGGTAAGAGGATACCCATTAAAAACACCCTCACTAATTCAGATAGAGACTCAGAATCATCTAAAACACGCCGAATATCTAAGAACAGCCTTTCGGCAACATATTCCTCGTTCATATCGCTACCTCTCACTAACTACCTCTTTCTTACAAAAATCTTCTTGACATCAGTGATGTAAGGAGAACCCCCACCATTTCCAGGCATTGTATTAACCGCATACTCTTCACTCTCAAGGAAGGCAATAAGCTTCCTCGGTGTAGATTTCTCTCCCCTTACCTCAAGGTACAAATCCCTTGCTCTCATAAACAACTTATGTGCCATATCAATAGTATCAGGAGCGTCAGGCTTCCACCGTATATCAGGAGACATGCGTAAGAACATGTTAGGTGTGTAGGCATGCCCACCAACAACCCTTGTCTCTGCTGGGCCTTTGAAGATAAAGAACGTCCTACCAGATGGGTCGATGTCATCTGGCATACAATCATTAGCATACACACGTTGCTCAAACTCCCAACGCTCTTTCTTAATCCAATCACCGCCGGGTGTGTTGAGTGTTAAGCGTGTCTGCTCATCCCTTTCGTCATTAAACCCACGTGCGTCAAGTTCATCTAAAGACAACCCACCAGTAACCATCTCCCCATTAGCCCTACTGTCAGTGCTCGCTGGGTGAGTAGTGTCGTTATCGTTCAACTCATCTGCAATGTCATCAATGTTATCATTATCATCTGGTGTGTTTGGTGTTATGTTTGCATTGTTACGGTTAGCCATTTTTCTGTTCCTCAGTTATGTGTAGTTCAGTACCTTGTCTCATCTTTAACTCAGCATACATCACGTCAATTACTGCATTTAACTTATTTATCCTTGCTGTATACTCAGCTTTCTCTCCCCTTATTTGAGCTATAAGTAATTTCAAATCGTTAATTGATACCATCTTAAATCCAGATAACCATTTCAATTACTTTACCTCTCTCTCTAAATCAAGCTCCAACTGCTCTCCATCCTCCCTCACAAACCAACTAAAAACAACCTGTTCATCGTTACCTGCTACCCTTTCAATCACCAACAACTCCTCATCTCTTAGATTATCCATATAATCCAGCATACGGTCAGCTTCGTAAAGTGTAGACCCTTTATCTTCCTTAAAAACATATCCCTTTATCTCCATCTCATTACTCCTGCTTCAAGAACGCTCTTACAATCTGTAACCTCCTCTCAACATCAAGTGTCTTTATCGCACTAATACACCTCCTGACTAAATCATCAGCCTTACACTCATCACATATCTGTGTGCGAGGGTCATCATAGCTTACTCTATACGCTGTCGCAAGCCTTGCCATCTGACACTTACTGCAGATTACATCATTATATCCAGTTGTGTTCACATCAAACTCTCTTCATTAAGTTATTCAACGCTTGTGCTGTTTGATGTATCCAAGGTTTCCTCTCCATTGCCTTATTCACCTTGAGCCCTTTGATACCTACACCCATCACATCGTTTTTTGGAAGGAATTGCCAGACTCTATGTAAGCGATACTCTGCTGACTCCTCACACCCCCCATGAATACACTCTTTCTCCAACCGAGCTGAGAGCCTAAAGTCAAATCTACTTACCACATTAGTAGCCATCCCTCCAGGTAGGTAAGGCCAGAGATACCGTGTAGACTCTATCCCTCCAGCTCTCTCACTATCACTCTTCGCTGCTTGCCAATCCTCAAGGGTTGTTACAATCACCAACGGTATACCACACGCATAAAACCCTGCAATGTATTGCCCAAAGGTAGTATGAGCTTGGCTATAGAAGCGAGCTGATCTATACGGATCAGTCCTTCCTGTTTGTGCGTTGATATTCAAATCAACCCCAGCAAGATATTCACCTCCTGTAATCCTGTTAAAAATATGTGAGTAGAGGTTATGCGCTCCATCAATAAACAACATATCAGGTTTGTTCTTCTTCACTTCTTCATAGGTATCGTCAAATGCTTCAAGTGCACTTACAGACCACTCAACACTGTGTGTGTTTGCTCCTTCTTCACTTTCATAGTAGTAGCTAGTTACCTGCTCACCGTCTTCAGGTAAAGAGCGAGTACCTGTCTCACCCGGACACATAAGTATTACTGCACTTCTCCCTTCTTCAAAGAATGTTTGGAAGGAGGTTGTTTTGCCGCTGTTAGAGAAGCCTGTTATCAAACCCCGTAACTTAGTGAACTCTCCTGTACCTCTCTTAACCATTGGCATCGTTTTCCAACTCCCTCTCTATATGGCCCTTTACAAGTTGAGTAATCAAAGCATCTCTTGTCATTTGATCTACCTTACCTGCCCAGTAATCCCCACGGTCAAGTAACTCTTCCTGTAAAGACTTAAAGCTCAATGTGCTATAAAACCTCAATGCTGCTGTTCTCAATTTCTTCTCTGTGTAGTATTGCTGTTGGTTTTCTGTAGGGATACCATTGACAATGTTTATCAATCGCTCTGCTTCGTTTTTGTGTTGTTCTATTCTATTCAGATGACTACGGATGGCTAAAAAACACTTAGAGAGCTTCTTAGCGCCGTAACGGTATTGTTGACGGTCAAGTTGTCTTACAAGCGCATCAACCTCATCAACATCATATACATCAGGAAGGTTGATTTCTCCTTCACGGTAAGGTACAGTTGACACATTGAGGCTCCTATATAGAGAGGGTTTCTTTTACCTCGGCATCCGTGCTACATGAGAGAGTATACTACCCTCTGGGGATTTTGGCAAGGGCTCAGAGAAAAAAAGTGATGGGGATGGAGAAAATAATGGCAGCAGGCCAGGCGAGTTACGGATTGAGGATGAGACAGTTACCCAAACCGGAGTACAGACTAATGGTGGCTCTTAGGGAACGCTACCAGCTCAAGGATACCACTGAGCTGTTCACAGTGGCACTGAGGCTCATGGCAGAGGTGGAGAGGCTCACAGACCATTCTGGTGGCTTACAAGGGATACAGTGGATCACTCAGGTTGTCGAGAGCACCAGAACCCTCACAGATGCCCAGAGAGAGCAAGGTACCCTATAGAAACACCTTAACACACAGCCCACAGCCCACACAGCCCAGCCGCAGCAATCGCCCTCCGGGCTCCTAGAGGATACAGCACAGCACAAAAGCTGTCAAGCAAATTGTAACGATAGTGGGGGTAAACTGGAGGGCTAATAGGTCCATTTCACACATCTGTGCAGTAATTTTGTGGAGTGTGCAGTATGTTTACATTGAACCACGTGCATACGATTTGTGTAGATCAGAAAGGTCTCAACTTAAGTACAATTTGCCCTGTTAAGCGATTAGCCATATCGGCATATACCTATAGAGAATGAAATCAAAGGGTTACATGAACAGTTATACTACTGCGGTTACAAGTTCAATTAATGACATGGTGAATAATATTATTGTATGAGGGATATACGATGTCTCAACAGTATTACAATCAAAGACTTGTGGACAGGGTAGAGGCTATAAAGGCCTATAACAATCTGCGGAGTTATCCACAGGGTGAGGTGGTGTCTTGTAACGCTCCAAAGGGTTGTAAATCAATATGTTATGGGTGTAGAGCGTGGGTGTGTAACCACCCTGTGCAAGTAAAATCACAGGATAAAAAGTAAACTTTGTAGTTTGTTGTGGTGTATGGTGTGGAATGAGAGCTATTTTACTGGTAATACTGCCTAGTTCTAAATTCATCATATTTGTACCCTTTGTTTACTTAGGTGCATAGAGAGTGAGTGTAGAGGGACTTCGTCCCTCACCCTACCAGGCTTGCAGCCTGGACTGCTCGGAGAATGCTATGAGAATCCTTGTTGCATGTGAAGAATCTCAAGTTGTAACATCCGCATTTCGCGCTTGTGGGTATGAAGCTTACTCCTGTGATATCCTTCCCACCTCAGGTGCTTTTCCTCACTGGCATTTACAATGTGATGTTTCCACCATTCTCAGTGAACCGTGGGATATGATACTTGCTTTTCCTCCTTGTACACATCTCTGCGTTTCGGGTGCACGATGGTTTCACAAAAAGCGGGAAACGGGACAGCAGCAGCGTGCAATAGATTTCTTCTTAGGTTTTACACAGCTCTCTTGTCCATATATAGCGATTGAGAATCCTATTGGAATTATGAGTCGTCTCTATGCAAAGCCTACACAGATTATTCAACCCTGGCAGTTTGGGCATGGAGAGACGAAGGCTACGTGTCTGTGGTTAAAGGGCTTACCGATGTTACGGCCTACTCAGTACGTTTGGGGGAGGCAACAACGTGTGCACAAGATGCCCCCATCTGTAGACAGAGGGATATTACGGTCGAAAACGTATACAGGTATTGCTGAGGCTATGGCTTTACAGTGGGGTACAGTTCTTTCCCGATGAAACAGGTTAGGATTGCTCAGGTTGCACTAAGGTTGAGAGGTGTGTGGATACCCTCATTTCCTCTCAAACTGACCTGGGGGCAATCTGGACAGCTAATAGCTCGTGTGTGTATATATGGTGAGGTAAGGTGAGTTTTTTGTAACCCTCTACCACTGTAACAGCCCCACTCAGATTTCAGTGAAATCGGTTGACCGCTCAAATTGACCCAGTTCAACCTATACCCTCTTACTTTGATAGTGTTCTATCGGTCTTACTCTGTATTTACCTCATAGAGAACACCTATCAAACTGCACATTTCATAGCCTGTCTACTATACTATTTCAAAACGACCTATATAGATAAAATCTATCAAGTCACGTCTCTCTTATAGAGAGAGCGTAGCTCTATTCTCTTTCAATCTATCCTCTCTAGTTCTAATCTTTACTTATCCTGTTCACCTTAGCTCTACTCCTACTTGCTATACCTATTTCCCCTATCCCCGCTATCTAATGAGTTATATTGCAAAAGCTATGCCATCTCTTCTATCTCAGCGATAAAAAACCCTTACATAAAATAATTCATCTCACTGCATTTTTTCCCTCTCAGATACTTGACACATCTCCACATGATAGCTATACTCTTATCATCTACTGTGGATAACACAGACGGCGGTTAGAGACAAAGGATAGGAACACTCGACCTTTGGTGAGGACACTACTAGGTAACCGGTTTAAAGCCACTGGGGCCTAGCAAGAACAATACCCTGGAGTAAGTACATCATAACCCCTCAGCAGGTATTGGTAGCCTGCTCTGAAGAGTTACCATGTTGCATGTGCAACACAACGAAAGGGGTTTACAATGGCGAAGGAAGTTGTAATAGAAGCGAAGGTATTATGTCTCCGCTGTAAGGCTATTGTGCAAATCACCGAGGCAAAGTTCATGTCGGGAACACATATATATAACCCATATTATATATGCCATGTATGTTGTACGGTTAAATGAAGGATATATGAAATGAGCATAGCCATCCGTCAAACCCGTTGTCTATCCTGTTTTGTTGAGTTTCATGCACAGTATGGGGTTGACTACTGTGAGTATTGTGTTGAGCGCGGATTACAAGAGAAAAAGCAAAAAGCATACTGCGAGCATTGCGGATTAATTGAGATACCTCAAGGAGACAAGTACTGCACTGAGTGCACAAACGATATCATTGACTACCTTGCGATGGAGTATCAAGAGTCAATGAGGGTAGAGAAAGGGTTGTATTAATGGAATTAACAGGACGTACCTTTACTGGTACTGTTGTACATCATGCGCGTTTCGTCAAGATTGACACTTGGGGAGGGGAGTTGTATGAGCCGTTGTGTAATAAGATGTCAAAGCGAACAGTGTGTTACTTGTATATAACAAACAAAGAGGTTACGTGTAAGCAATGCCTCAAGAAAGTTGAAAGGATGCACAATGACTCAACGTGATCGATATATACGGTATCTTGAAGCACATGGATGGAAGAGGGATTACACAGCACCACGAAGCGGTAAGTACATTAAGTATAGCCATCATGCACGAGTTGGATGGTATTATCTAGGAAGAAATGGTGCTGTACGGTTTAGCTGGACTAACAAGCTGTCAGGGAGTTTTGATAGGGCGATGTTGACAAGCTGTGGGCGTAATAAGTGGGAAAAAGCGAACGGATACACAATTGACTGAAAGGGCGAGCAATGACACTCTCAGAGAGATACACGATGTATCTTGAGTCTCAAGGGTGGAAAAGGGATTACACAGCACCATATAGTAGTAAGTACATCAAGTACAGCCACCACAGACAAGCTGGGTGGTATTTTATTGGGAAGAAAGGTGGTGTGCGGTTTAGCTATCTCAACAAACTCAAAGATAGCACAAACTATACACAGAGAGTAAAAGACGCTACTGAGGATTGGGAACGAGCAAATGGACTCACACGTTGAGTATAAAAAATCCCTTGCACAAGCACAATTCAACCTCTCTATGAGGTTGCCTATTGAGGATAAGTCTGTTGCTGCTAGGTTGGATAGAGCTGTTGAGATTATGCGTAACTTAGGTAGCGGGTATGATATTAAACCCGTTACTCACCCTATGGGGTTTCCTATTCATTGGGATGTATACAAAGAAAGTACTAGCTTGTTAGAGGATAACTCTGTACACTATAGAGTTGATGGCAATGGTTGCTCTTGCCCAGACGCTTCAGGCAAAGCAAGAGCAGGGTTGTGTAAGCATAGGTTAGCTGTGATGCTCATTGAAGAAATGTGTACAGAGTAGTTAGCTAATTTAACCAAAACGGGGAATGAAACAATGGCAAAGCATGAAGATGGCGAGAACGGTGTTGTGAATTATGGTGGATTTGAGGGGATGGTCTTGCAAGAGGGAGAGAATGGACACAGTGAAGCATGGGTAGGTATGGACCTTGGTTGTGTGGTGGGGGTTGATGGTATTGAGGTGATTATTGAGAAGATTAAAGAACGTATTGAAGCGGGGGGGGAAAGGAATTTTGGAGCGCAGCTCAAGAAACATGTAAATCGGGTCTATCTCCACAGGGCCCACTTACAAGATGCTGTGGTGCAGCTGGTCACGTTGTACAGTAAGATCACTGCGCCTAAAGCACAGAGGAGTGTAGCTTGGAGGGCACGGTTCTCTATGCTTGATGGGATGAGCGCTAAGGTGCTTAAGCTGTATGCAATGGATTATATGCCAGAGGAGGTAGATAATTTCATCCTTACTGACGCGGTGGATAGGCTGAACCTGATTACACGGCTTACGAATATTTTAGCGGAGGAGAAAGAGGAAAGTGTTGTAGCTGCTGAGTAATGGGCTCAGTGGGCGAGCAGAATAGTGTGAATGGTAGGGGGGCTATAAGGACTAGCTCCCCTTTTTTATTGGCTATTGGTGAAATAAGGCTCCACAATGCCCAACAAGCCGCCTTGGCAACGGGGAAGAGCAGTTACACTTCCCTTACCAGAAAACACCCCACAGCGCTTTGTAGCCCCCTCTGAGAGAGATTTGATGCGTCAACTCAAAGTGATTGAGGTTATTCAAATTGAGGTAGGTAGAATAAGCAGGAACTACGAGCATGATGGTGTAGAGCAAATCGTCCTCACCGGTATCCAAAAATACCTCACCATCCTACACAAAAGGTATAGAGAGGATATATAACCTATGCGGGTCGTGAGAATAAACAAATTCCTTCAAGAGAAAGAGACAGTTAATTGGCTTGTTGAGGGCTTGTTACCTGATGTGGGATGGACTCTTTTCTATGGACAGAAAGGTATAGGCAAAACAACATTCGCCATGCAGCTCTGTTGTGCTATGCAAGATGGCGTCCCTTTCTTCGACCGTAAGACCATCCAAACAAACATGTTGTATTTCCAGGCCGATTCAATCACAACAGAATGGCGAGAGATAGTAAGGAGGATTGTACCTAAAGGGAATGTCGGCTTTACTGGTATTGACGTACCGGATAAATGCTTTGGTAACAATAAGTATATTGAAACTATGGCCATGTTCATCGAAAAGGTTGCACCTGGGTATGTTGTGTTTGATTCTCTGTATAACATGACGAATATTTCAATTAACACAGAGGGGATACTTGTCACTATAAATAAAATGAAAGAGATATGCGGTAAGATACCTTGGATGCTTATACATCATCCTCCACACGGGGAGAATAGAGCTGCAGGCCATAACTCCCTTGGTGCAAATTGCAGTAATGAATGGGCTCTTACTAAGACTAAGTTAATTATTGCAAAAGGGAGGATTGTGGAGTTGAAAGAGATGCCTATTAAGCGGGGTAAGGATGGATTGTGGGAGTTGTATAAGACTAACACAGTTAGTAAGAGCGGTTCAAGTTGGATGGATAAGGAGTTTTGATAATGGCAAAGCGTAGAGTGTGTAAAGACTGCGGCACAGATGATGTGATCTATAAGGTTTTGCCTAAGATGATGCAAGTGTATAATATTGAAACTGAGCTATGTGCACCATGCCTGCAAAGTAGAGCACAGTTACAAACAATGAAAGAGGATAAGTTACCATTCCCCAAGTTGTTGGCGAAGATACGAAGAGAGATGGAGAAAGATGTACATAACTTTATCAAACAGGATAGGATTCACTTGGATAGATATGTAGGTAAAACGAGTTTTATAACATTATCTACATATTGGACCGAACAGCTAACCCAAGGAGCACATAATGGTTGATGTTCTTTTTCTCGGTACTTCTACAAGGTATAAAACAGAAGAAGTAGCAACTATTGAATACTTTTTCTCTATTAACCAACACCCTATACCTGTCGCTCTTGTTATCTACAGATCACACAACAACAAGACCTATGATGAATTGCTAAGTGAAGCGTGTAACTATGCTGTTGTGGTGTATACACTTGGGCAATCTATGCAAAGGGGGGGATTGAGATGACAGAGAGAAAATGGAGCCCATACAGTGAAAATATCAAGTGTGCATACACCGATACCACAGATAATCTCATCATAAGTGCTTGTCCAGGAGCGGGGAAGACAACGAATATAGACCGATTGTGGAGTATGGATGATAAGCCAACGCTGTATGTTGTCTTTGCTAAACATAACCAACTAGAGGCGCAAGCTAAGTTGCCTAGAAAAGAGAATAGTGTCGCTCTTACCCTTAATAGCCTCGGTGCGAGGGCAATATACAACCACTTTGGCCGGTTGCAGTTAAATGAGAGGAAGGTGCTGGATATCATCAGAAAGCACTACCCGATAAGAACCAATGAAGGAAGGGAAGAGCAATATATGCTCAGCAAAATCGTAGGTGTTGTGAAGTGCATTGACACTGATAATATGTTTTCTCAACAGATGTATGATGCTATTGTAGATACATATGATCTTGATGTGAAGGACAATCTATACAACAAAGCCGCACATGTGTTAGAGTTGAGCGACAATGAAACTCGTCAGGTTGACTACGCTGACCAGTTACGCTTTCCTGTTATCTATGACTTATCAATGCCTGCATACCACAATGTTCTTGGAGATGAGGTTCAAGACTTCAACCCTATTCAAACTGAGCTAATCGCCCGTATTGAGGCGGAGAGATATGTGCTTGTTGGGGACAAGCACCAGTCGATATATGGATTCAGGGGAGCAATGAATAATGCTATGAGTGTGTTAAAGGAGCAGTTTAACTGTGTTGAGCTGCCCTTGAGTATCACCTATCGGTGTGCAAAGAGTATTGTAGGGGAAGCGCATAGGATATATCCAGATATAGAGGCGTGGGATGAGAGCCCACAGGGAGTTGTGAGGGACTATAATCCGTCTCACGCTGAGCAATATACTGCACAAGATATCATCCTTTGTCGCACAAATAGACCACTTATCCAGCTCGCCTATGAGCTTCTTGCTAACGGCACACCATGCCATGTACGGGGAAGAGATATTGGCGATGGGCTTGTGAAACTTATTGAAAGACAAGGGTGTTTTACTGTGAGGGAGCTTATTGGAAGACTCAATGAGGAATATGAAGTGGAGATGGAGAAAGCTCGGGTAAGGGAAGATGAGAGTAAGCAGCAAAGGCTCCACGATCGCTACACCTCAGCGTTGTTGTTTTGCAATAGGACTAAATTGGATAAACCGCCCAGAGCGGTAGTGAATGCTATCAATATGCTCTTCGATCAAGGGAGAGGGACTTGCCTCAGCACAGTGCACAAAGCCAAGGGGTTAGAGGCTGAAAGAGCCTTCTTGCTGGAAAGCAAGATGTTCGATACCTTCACAAGCCGAGTAAGCCAGCACTGGCAAAAGGAGCAGGAGAGGAATATCAAATACGTAGCTATCACCCGAGCGAAGAGGGAGTTGGTGTATATGTGAGATGGGGTGAAATGGTATAGTCTGCGGGTATAAATGGGGTGCAGTGAGCAGAGCAACCTTGCTGCACCTCAAGTGGGGGAGTGCCATATACATATAGAGGAACCCTGTATACCCCTCAAAAGGGAGTGGATGCGGTAAGTGTTTGATGAAGGAGAGGTTAGGTATGTGGGAAGAGGTTGTACTAGTGCTTACAGTACTACTCATACCACTCACACCATCCTAACAGCTCTAAGCTGAATAATCCCGTTGGTGAGGTGAGTAACTATGCTGGTGTGGTGAGCAATCCCTACTAGCTATAGAGTAAAGTGTACTGTTCGCTGAAGGAGCAAGGAGTAAGTGAGACCTATGTAGACCATATCAAAATGAGAGAGCCGTCATAGGTGAGGTGGTGCAATCAGCCCCATGAAAGGAGCGATCACTTTCCAGGGTACCCATAAGCTGTGCACAGTAAGCCCCCTCACACCCCCGTTGTCTCACACAAACAATAAGTAACACTGTTCATTTTTCTTTTTTCTGCTATACTCACAGCTCAAGGGGAGAGCAGCATGAGCCATTACACTTTACTAAGTGGTAAACGAACTGACACCATTACCTCACGCTGTCCTGTATGCTTGAAGGTAACACACCACCCTGATAGTGAGGTTGATCTAACAGATATCACTGTCTGCTGCGTTGAGCACATTGACAAATACATACCAAAACTGTGGGAATTGTGGCATAGAGCCCAACTATGGGGAAGGGATAACAGTAACCAGATTGATTCTGTAGGGATATTCAACGACTACATGACTAAAGTAGGGGTATAACCCCTACCCTACGGTTTAATAATCCTCTCACTCTCCGCAACAGTAACCGGCAACGGCTCTGCTGCTGCTACTTGCACAGGCGTACTTGCTGCAACACTTGCCAACGCTATCCTCGCTCTTTCTGCACTATCAATCTCTACCTGCTTCGCCGTCAACAAATTCCTCAACATCGCATTCTCTACTTTCTGCTCTGTCATTGCACTATTCACCAAAGTATGCACCTTTTGCACCTTCATCGCTGTAATAATCGCTACAACACTTGTCGTAATAACGGGAATCAACACCAACCAGAACTGTAAGCTATTTGTAGTTATATCCACTTACAACCTCCCACTAAACACCAACACAACTAACACAATAATCAATATAAACCCCACCCCACTTACACCATACCCAAAATGATGCCAATGCCCACTCACCTGCGGTAATCCACCAAACACCAACAACAACACTAATATAAGTAACAAAAGCGACATACCATTCTCCCCATTTACCTCTCATCCTCATCTCTTCCATGCTTCACCCCCCACAACCTTTCATACACCTTCAAACTCCTTTCTATCCCATTCAACCTCTCTTCCATCCTCCCATGCTGTATCTGCACTGTTGCTATAGTCTTATGCACCTCCACAATCATCACTCTAGAATCATCAATACTTCTCCTCACATCAACACTCCATAGATACGCCATTGTTACCACCCCACTAACAGCGAGTGATAACAGCGCATACAACCCCCTTTCAAATTGTTTCTTGATCTCTCCACCATTCATCATACCCCCTACTCATGCCTACACTTCACCACCCTGACAAACCTTGTATACACAACATTAACCTCCTTACACACATCTTCAACTGTTGTAAACCTCTCATCACTTGCCACCACCACCCCTGCTGAATACGCTTTGATTTTACCCCTCGGTATAGGCAACGGTCCAGGATGTACATACAACACAACATCACCTACATGTATCACACTGCTAACCCCCACTTGCAATGGTTAAATTATACGTTGTCTGCAATCCATCTCCATTAGTTCCTACCAACGGAAAAGCCCCTGTAAGAGACCTATCCAACAACGTCCCTGTTGAACTCGCTGAAAACACTCCATGCTCTGTTACAGTAGGTGTTCCTGAATCTAACGTATTCACCCCTACCGTCCTATACACATCACTTGTTGGTTGACTTTGCTGTCCTGTTACCCTAACATTCCCTGTATACTCAGTTGTTAACTCAGTCACCAGCGCTGTATCTGTTACAGCCTCAGCAGTGGAACCCGTCCCTAAACCATGAAAGTTAAACGTAGTCAAATCAAACCCTGCAGCTGTTGCTGTATCAAACTCATCAACAATCTCATCTCTCCCTACATTCGTAACTACCCTAAACGAAGCGATACCAAACAACGTATCTTGCCCTGTCAACCCATCTAACTTCCTCACCCACAACGTACCATACATAAAAGGATACCCTGTAATCCTACTCGCTTTCTTCATCAACTGCAACTTCCACAGTTGATTAAGTATCCTCTTACAATTTGCCACTCTCCACTTCCACACCTCACCATTCTGCACATCACTATGAGGCATAGTCCAATATAACACCTCTTTCAAACTCAACTTTCCACTTGGTATCTGTAACACCTTACTCACCTTGACAACACCAACCGCTGTAAAAGTATTGCTAATCATCTTCTTCTCCTCCTAACAAGACTCATCAACCCACCAATAATCCCAATACCAGGAACTGTAGTTGTTAGTGTAGCTCCAATCCCCAACATACTCCCTAACACAATCGCATATTGCCTATATGAACTTGCCAACAAACCGCCAACTCCAGCTTCACCGCTGATAGACTTATTAACCTTCTTCACCACCACACTCTGCGGTGTTATAACCCCTAATACAACCTTATCTACCCTCCTTAACACCCCACTACTCGATGTAATAATCCCCCCAATAGAAACCATATACAACACACCACTTACATCTGCTGCTGAGTAAAACGCTGCTCCTACGCACGTCCAAGTATCACTACTTGACAGTGTAAACGTCGCTGCTATCGAACCTGCTGAACTTGCCACTCTACTCTCAAATGACAACCTCTGCTCAATCTCTTCTCTCTCTGTAAACAACGCTCCTGCTGTAAACCCTCTTTGCCCATCACAAACCCCAACTCCAACAACCAACGCAACAGCATGTGTTGTTGTAAAACTCCCACTTGTTAATGCAGTCCCACTACCAACACCACCATTCTCAACACCACTAAAAACACTCGCCCCTTCAAACTCTGCAATAACCCAATTCATTGTAACACTATTTGTTGTTGTAATCGTCACCACATCTGCCCCTGCAGTGACAGACCCAACAAACCACCAGTATACTGGAACAGTCCCATTTTGCTGTCGGATAAGTGTAAAGGTATGCCCTCTACTATCTGTACACGTTACAACACCAGCTGTCCCATTAAACCTTACCGCTACAATAATAGTGTTTGTACTCGCCAAATCAGATTGAAACGCAAGCGATGCTTCTGTACCCGTACCACTATCAACCCCAATACTCTGTACAAACGCACCGTATGCCATTAGTTTGTGGCCTCAATAAAACCGCCATTACTTACATAACTTGAAGAGGGCATATTAACCTTCGCTCTCACCAATCTTAACGTTCCACCAGACTGTGCTTTCAACTTTGTTGCAAGGTACAAATTAGGCTGCGGATTTCCAGCATCATCTAATACAGCCCCACCCGGTCTTTTTACACTACTCACAAAAACCCAATTACTCCCACCATCATAACTTGCCTCAACCGTTAATGCCAGTACAATCCCCCCATTCGTCTGTCCTGCAGCCTCAATACTCGCCCTTACTCCTTGCCGTGTAGGCCACACCTCTAACGGCCCCATAACAATCTCACCACTAACCGTTCTCCCTCCAACATTCGCTCTATCACTTGTTGCTATACACGCACTGGGTATAGTTCCTAATATACTTGCAATCTCGGCATTTACATCTGTTGTCCTATACCCTAATGAACTACGTGCATCTTTGATCCTTTTATTCATCGGCCACGGCCAAAGCGGCGTTGTCGTTAGTGTACCATTTTCATACCGTCTACAAATACCAGGAAGTAAGGTAAACGCACTTGTACCTCCTGTTGCAGCAGCGAGCCCATTGCCCTCTCGCCAGTTTGGCGTTGTCCATGCTGCACGAGTACTGGTCGCTCCTGCGTGGATACTCAGGCAATTGTCACAGGTATTACTACTGCTCGTTTCTAAGATAAACGGTTGCACAGAGGTATACCCTGACGCAACAAAACCGACAACATCCTTAAAAAATACATCTGTAATTCCCCCTGCTCGTATCAACTGTGAAAGAGGGTAACTTGAGCCGGAGAACACATAAAAAATTGACCCGAGAAGTTGAGACCCAGCAACAGAGCATGTGCCTTCATTGTTACAAAAGAGATTAAGGCCGCCTTGAGGCTCTGCATTATCGCCAAGTGAATCCCACGTCCCAATCACATTTTCGTAGAATTGGTTTGAGGAGTTATATCCCATTTGATATGTATTCGATGGAGTGCTGCCACCTAGTGGATGCTCATTCCACTCTCCCCAACAGCGTCGAAAACCAGAAGTCTGTAAATTACCACCCTGCGCTCCATCAAAGATTTTCCTACTGTTCAACCCCCATCCAGCACAATCCTCCCAACGACTGTTCAATCCATCAACACGAAAAATGTTTGAATCCGCTTGTCCACTTGTTCCATTCCAGGCTACTACACGACGGCCTATTACATTATCCGCTGAAATAGTCGCTAACCCATCAAGACCGTTTTGGATATTTACACCTTCAACCACAAACCAATTATTAGAATTCGCCCCTCCTCCATGCCAGTTGATATTGATTGCTCGTCGTGCATTTTGGGCGTTTATAAGAACCCCACCATCATTGAGCGCTCTTACTGTAATTGGATTACTTACTGTTCCAGTTAGACCTGAAGGTGGAGCAATCATTGAGTTAGCACCAGTGTAGGTGCCATCAAACAAACATAATGTCTTACCTGGCAATGAAGAAATAGACCAAAATGAATTAATCAAACACGGTGAAGTGTATGTGCATGTTGATCCACTACCCGTTGCTGAGGCGTAATGGGTACATGCTCTAGGTGTATAGGTATCCTGTGCGGTAATAAATGAAGGAAAGAGAAACCCTAACATCACCAAAATAACAGCAATCATTTCTTTCTCCTTCTGAAAAGTATAAACGGTTTTCCACCAACAACCCCACCACCTTCAACAAACAAACTTACTATACTCCCCACTGCACTTATAACTCCACCTACTATTACAGCTCTTATTGCTGTTACCGTTAAACTCCCTACCCCATTCAAAACGCCACTTACCACCTTCATACCCTGCTTACTTACAACTCCATTAACAGGTAATACACCGTTAAGAACCTTTCCCCCTTGCCTAATCACAACCCCACTTACAGTCAACACACCACTCACAACCTTATCAACTCTCTTAACTACAACCCCACTAATCACTACTGCCCCACTCAACAAAACGCTATACAACCCAGCACTGGTCAAAATCCCACTTAAAGCTATACTCCCACTCACCCCTTTATCAACCCTCTTTCCTAACAACCCACTCGGTGTAATCACCCCTAGTAAAATCTTATTAACCTGCTTCACCAACGTACCCACCTCTGTAACTACACCCGCTACAGTTGTGGTGTACAACACCGCTGCTGTTTTAATAGGACAAGCGGCATGAATAATCCATGTATCTCCACCGTTACTTATTGCCCATGACATTGTTGTCGTTGTTACTCCGGGCTCTGTACTTGCTAGAATAAGCTGATTCCCGTAAGGCGGGTAGTTAAGAACAAGATTATTCGCTCGTTGTGTTTGAGACGCTCCCGCTGTCCCTGTTACAATACCTGCAACAGCGTCCCCGAATAAATATACAACATCATAAACTAAATCCCCAGTAACAGCGGTAACATCAACTGAAGTTGAAGTAAGGCTTGCTCCATGACCTGTTGTACTGACCGCTGTACCTATTGGTGTTGTTTGATGCACACCATACACAGAAAGTGCATGAGCACCTAAAGCTGAACATGCTCCTGCCATCGCAACAGCAACAGTTGAGGATACCGCACTTGGTGCAATCTTTCGCCATATCTGACCTTTTGTTGGTGCAGCATCAGGGTGAGCTTGAATAACAACACTTGCCCATCCTGCAGTAGAACTATTATGTGTAATCGAACTTACAACTGTATCTGCAGCATTACTAGCATCATCTGTGGTAAGCCCTACAAGTAAACATCTATCTGCATTACCCGCTATGGTAAACGCCCCAACAGTAACACTTGAAGCCGCAGTTGCTACAGCCTCATTATCACTATCATATGTAACAGAGTGGTGTTCTTGTCTTACTTGTAGAGGAAGCGGGGTATCATCAAAAACAAAACTGACAGCCCCTTCACATGGACTATTACACTGCAACACTGCCCTTACTTGGGGGATAGGTACTCTTGACCTTGGTAATCTACACCTAACCGTTGTTGCGGTCTGAACATTCCCATTCCTATCAACAGACGGCTTTCCATCCGTTGTAACCGCAGCTAATACTCTCCATTCCCCATCAACATTAATCTCAATACCCAACTCTACAACAGTCTCATTAACCCCAAAATCAACCCAGTTCTCTCTCCCATCTGCAACAGCCATTACATATGTACTCTCCACACCAACAAACATAGCATTACTTACATACACCCCTGGTGATCTTGCTTGCTGTGGAAGCACAATAAGTGTTTCTTGCATGTTGCTTTATACCCGTCTGTGGTAAGCAGCACATTGCCTTAATTCAACCGACCCGCCAACTGTTGAGTTGATTTGATCGTAACTCCTCTTAGCATCTGCAGCGGTAAGATACCCGTAGGCATCTATAATAACAGCAGTAAAATGTGACTCGCTTGTTCCATCTCCAGTGATCTTTTCTGTCATCGCATCTCTAATCACCTCAAGACTTGCTAGATCAGCACTCATTCTCCTCAACAAATTCTCCAACTCACTCGCTTTAGCTGGGTCTAAGTAAATATAATTAATCGCCATACTCACCTCTTATGTGGAATAAACACATCAAACACAATCTCACTTGCTGCGCCACCTGTTACAGTACCCCTAATCTGCCTTGCTGCAGGTCCAAGAGGCTTAATAACTGGCAGTGTTGTGTAACTCATTGCTACCCCAAACGCGTCATCAACTGTAGCAAAGCTTGCTACAGCCGCACTGATCCCTCCAGCTATAGCAATCGTTGCCCCTCCAATAGTCCCGTATATATGAATAGCAATATCGCTATCTCCTTCATTAATGGTAAGAACAGCAGTTGTATCTCCTGTAGCCAAACCTGTTGCTCTTAACATCTTTCCATTAACCTGACCTGCAATCGGCTCAAATCCAATTTCAGCCACTTGCATCCTCCTTACTTAACAACACCTCTGTTGCCTTTGCTATATCTCTCTCTTCCTTAATCTTCTCAACAACCCTCTCAATACTCCCCTGAAGCATCCCTAAACGATACAACACCTCCGCTAAACCCTCACCGCTTTCAATCTCTAATGACTTAACCTGTATATCCTTTACCATATTCAACATCTCTTGATACAACATAAGGTTCAAATCACCTTCGTTATCTTCAACTTTTCTAACTGCTCTCTTCGGCTGTGCCATTTACTCCCCCTTTACCTTAGCAAACTTTCCCTGCCCATCTCTTACTACAGCAATACTATTTGTAACACCATTCCCTACAAAATCAATCCCTGGCACCTCTGACATAGGATCAATCATCTTCACGTCAGGGTATACCTTCATCTCATTTGCGAAAGCTACCACAAACATATACCCATCACTCGCAGGTCTCAAATCAACAATCTCCACCTTCTGCTTAAACATCACCTTGTTAAAATACTCCTGTGTGATCTTTGAAATCAACGCAGAAGAGAGCATGACAGAGATATCCCCTTCACTCTCACTCATATCTCACCATCCATAAACATAGGTATAACATACAACGAGTGGAATGGTTTATCTGCGATAGGCTTACAACGTTCTTTCATCTCAGCAACAAAACGCACCCAGTCAACATACCAATCCTCATTGGGCAATACCAACCCTAACTGACGCTCTATTGTTGCTGTTGTTTGTAACCCATCTAGGGTAATAGATACATCACACCTCACAACTCTTCTCCTATACCCCGATAAAACAAAAGAGGTAAGATAGCTTGATATAAGTCGGAATGAGCAAGCTTTGAGAGAGCTACTCCTCATATCGAAAGCCCGGTTAAACACCATTGTTTCATAGCTACCTTACCTCTTACCTTTCACTATAATCTTATATAAACCACATGTACACTGTGTTTTAGGTAAGTGTGTTGTACACTGTGTAATCTCAATTTGTCCTACATCTAAATCTGTGTTGGTATAAAACGTGCCTCGACGGTAAATGGCGTGTGTAACATCTACTTGATCTGTTTCTACAACAAGAGCCTCTTTACTCATCACCCTCAATAACCTCTCCGTTACACGCCTTCAACCAATCCTTATACATCCTCCTTACATCTTCACTATACACATGGGTAAGTAACCACTGATACAGTGGCCCTTGTGTCGGCTTACCATTATCATCAAGTGCTGATCTGAGGAGGATAGACATAAATGAGGAGTTATAGAAACCTGAGAGGAGGGTGTCAGCTATCTTCTTCCTTAGCGCATCTGCGTTATTTCTACCCCTGCTGGGTAACGCAGCAAAGAAAGAATACCCACCTGGTTTATCTTGAAGTAAATTGATGATACTATCTGTCACTGCATATGCTAACGTTCTCACCCTACAGTTTTTACCCTTATACGTATCCATAACCTCAAGTCTACCACGTTTGAACACAAACCCCAATGATTTTCTAACTCCTTCAAAAACAACCCTCACCATAGGCAATACAGCAGTTGCGAGAGAGATAACCTGACTTGCCATTAGTATAAACCCAACTATCTCTTTCCCTTCACCTCTATCATTACCCGTCACACCTTGCACAAACCCATGTTTCCCCGTACCTTTAATTCTCATGACATACCCATGTGAAAGAGGTATAATGCGACAGAAATCACACGGTACAGGGTAACAATATACTCATCTCACCGGGGTGACAAGAAAATAATCTCTCACATAGGAGCCCACTATGCGAGCTTTCTATAACATAACCTTTACAGAAATGGACGATTTCTTAACCCTTAGAGGGTTTATCCCCTTACAACTCCCCAAGATCAAAGAACGTGTCTACGGGAAAATCGTCTACCCCAAGATTTGTGTAAGGGTATACACAGGTATAGTTGGAGAGGATAGTAGAGGTTGTGGCAGTGATGCTATACGGGTTGTAGCGGTGAAACGCATGCAAGATAAACAGATAAAACCTGTAAGCCCTGCTGACTCAAAAGTCTACCGTCTTGAGAATTGGAAAGCCAACCTCACCATTCGTATAGATAACGTCATCGACATGGTCTTTGCTGACATCGAACGTAAGAAAGAGGTATATGCATGAGCGGAAATATCGGTACAACCAAGATAAGTGATACCATGCTCCTTATGTGTGATAGTGAGTTTCCCAATCGACTTAAAGAGTTTCTAACACAGGGGAGTATGTTAATAGGAGAACGTTTGGTTGTTGGAGGCTCAGAGCTAACAAAATACACCCTAAATCATCCAGACTTTACCGAACCTGACGGTACAGAATACTCGATAACTGTTACTCGTACCCCAAATCAACAAGTCTGGATTTGTGCACTTCAAGCTCATTTACCAAACGAGAACAAAACTGTTAAGACCTACGAGAACCCTTATGTATAACCTCACCTCAACTATAGATGAACTTAACGATGATCTTCTTGATGAGATTGAAGAGAAGCCTGTAAGGGGTAAACAGCAATTCACCATCCCTACAAACTACATTGACTACTTTCCTGAGTGTTTGTTACCTAGCTGTGAGCAGAAGGGCACTTCACATAGTCACATCCTTCCACATCAACAGACCATCCTTGATTGCACATCAAAGTATCTCTACTGCCAAGGCGGGGTAGGCTCAGCTAAATCCCTTGCCTTCGCTATTAAATGTATCTACCTCTCTTGCACGATACCTAAGAACCGGGGAGTGATAAGCAGACTTCACTACGATGATCTGTTTGACTCAAGTTGGCGAGAGATTAATGAATGTCTCCAACGGCTTGTTGAAAGGGAACTTATACCTGAGCCTAAATACACTAAGAAAGTACAGGGTGAATACACTCAGATAACCCTATGGAACGGT